CTTCTAAGCAGTAGGTCGCAGGTTCGAGTCCTGCAGGGGTCGCCAATATTTTCAAGCGCTTAGCGGCGTTTCCTGAATCACCAGTTTGCAGTTTTCTGGTGCAGTTTGCAGAATTCGTTCTGCGGGCGTTCTGGTGGTGCAACTTATGCGGAGCATAGAAAAATCCCGCCGTGGTTAGTGGCGGGATTTTTGTGTCACCAACGCTGCAGGCGGGTGCCTGACGTATTGCCATCGTTCAGGGCCAAGATCGTACGAAGCAGAACGGCGGCCTGATTATGTAGTTCGTTGCGCAGGCCCTCTGACATGTGCGGCAATCCGCGTTCGGGCGGAAGATCGGCTCCATTGTCTATGCCGATGTTTTCGATGATGCGGTCTAGTGTGTCGGCCGCACGGCAAGCCATAAACCTGCGGCCTCGCCACCCCTTCACCATCCGGCGCTCTTCGTCCAAGTCGATCACGCCGCCACCTTCAATCGCTCGACAGCCTCACTCGCCGACGCACACTTTGGCCGGTCATCGATCAGCGTTCCTGCCGCCTTGGCATCAATCAGAATGCCCATGCAGGCGCGAACGTGCGCCAGGTGAGAAGCGCCGCTCTCTGGGTCGATATCTTCTCCCGAGAACCATTGCAGCAAGTGGCGAATCGCTGCGCTGTAGTAGGTGGTGGCGTCCACGGGATCATCTTGCCAGTTGAACGCACCGTATTTTGTAGCACCGAGCGCCATGACGACGCTTTCTTCGATGACGGCGACAGGCGGGATGAACTGAGCCGACGGCTTCTTCACACCAAAAGCGCGCTTTGGATTGGATGATGGCAGCTTGCCTATGGCTTCAGCCAGCGGCACAAGCTCTGCCGGCACCATGGCGTTGTCATTCGCCGGTACGGCTGTGAGGCAGCCGGTGTCTTTGGATGTGATTGTCATTCGCCAGCCTCCTCGATGATCGCCATAGCCTTGCGGTATTTCTCAAGGCGCGCCCGGTTCTTCTCGTCGTCGGGCAGCGCGCGCGAAACATCCATGTTGTCGCGCAGGTCCGCAATCTTCACCTGTCGCGCGATCGGGTTTGAGATCGCGCGCCGCACGAAATCGAAGTAGTCCTCACCTTCCTGACGAGAGATCGCGTAAACCGCCGCATGCACCTCTTCGCCGAAGATCGCCAAGATATCGCCATGGCCTACGCCACTGTCCTCAACGACGTCATGCAGAACCCCGACGATGCGAGCTAGCTCATTATCTTGCGCGAGCATGACGCGCAGCGGATGCAGGATGTATGGCTGCCCTGCCTTGTCAGTCTGCCCCTCATGGGCGTCAACTGCGAATTTGATCGCTGTATCTAGGTCGCTCATACCGTCTCCTCAATCTTCTTCTTGCCATCGACCGAAGGATTCACAACCGGCTTGAACCGGCGCAGCGCAAACGGTGGATCCTCGTCGCCGAACTGCGGGCACACTCCGCGGTTCACGCCTGCCAGCCTGATGCCAGCGTAGTCGCCACCGATATACGTGCGGCACATGCCAACCCACGTTGCCGTGTATACTTCCCCGGCACGAATGCCGAGGTATTGCTCTGGAAGGGTGGTGTCGTCGATGCAGACGACTTCGTCGCCGGGTTGGATGGTCATGCAAGGCCCCAGTGGTGGTGCTTGTCGCTATAAGGATTGTCTTTCCTCACCACAGTTCCTTTCTTCACCAAAGCTATAAGGCGGCGTCGAACGGTAGCCGTCGTGATACCCTCGTGCTTGCTGCGCAACATATTCTTGATCACGTATGTTGCGTTGTCGCGCACACACAAAGCTCGCTCGATGTCTGCATCCAAATCATCTGTTGCTGTTCGCTCAATATCTGTCGCTATAGTCACGCCGCCTCCTTCATTTCCGCCCGCTCACGAATCGCGCTCATGATCTCCTTTACGGTCGTCCACGGCACGACGACCGTGCGGGTACACTCATCGCCGTCCTCGTCGCGGTCATCGATGCCAAAACTGAACTCTCCGATGTACGCGGCTTTGGTCGCTCCGCTCGGCGTAAGCGCCTCCTGCAATCGCTCGACCTTCCCCCGCAGGTGCGCGAGAGAAAGATCGTGGAAGCACTCATTGGTGAACTCGGGCGCCGCATCGAGCGGAATGGCATAGTGCTCGCGTTCCTTCGGCGTGTACTTCTCCTTGATAGGAATGCTGTGGCCTGCGAACTCCTCGGCGAGCCACCGGCCCGCCTTGTCTCGAATGCCGGTGTAGCCTTGATGGCCTGGGCACTCGTAGAGGTCTCGTTTCAACAGAACATACTGGGTCATCGGCAGTCCTCCTTGAACCGCACGTCCGGCTTGCCGTCCTCGTTCGGGCAGATATCTAGGAGGCCTCTCGAATTGGCCCCGTCGAAATAGTAGTCGTACTTGTCCTTGCGGTACTCGTAGTTGACCCGCCAGAACTCGGCTTGGTTGTTTAGCTCCCAAGCCACGAGAGCAGTCGGGCCGAACCAGATGGCCGGGATGATGACGGCGACGGCGAGGCTGGATGCGATCTGCTTAATCTTCACGCCGCCCTCCCAGCCATCAGCGCATCAAACGTCGCCAAGAATTCGAGCTCCGCTTCCTCCGGCGACCAATACCGCAGCTTCACGCCCAACTCTTTTCCGGCGTACCGCGCGTGCCACGGCATCTCACGCAGGTTGACCAGCTCGTCGGCGATGATGCTGTTATCGGCGTCGTGAACCTCGCGCGGCAACTCTTTCGGCAAACCAAACCGCGCCGCGATAGCCAGCCAGTTGTCTTGCTCGATCGCACGGTAGTTCGTCAGGTACGGCTTGAGTGGGCGCGGGATGTCCACGCAGTATGCTTCAGGGGCATCGTGCAGAAGGCCAGCCAAAGCCACCTCCGGCGCGTGCTTGGCTGCAAGGTGACGGGCAATCAGAACTGAATGTTCGGCGACGCTGTAGAACTTGATGCAGTGACCAGCGTATCGGCATTGCAGGCCAAGCGAATGCGCGATGTCCTCGATGTGGACTTCGTGCGGTCTCGGGTCCATCGTCCAGTATTTGCGGCCGGTGAAGGTCTGCATGAAGTCGCCGGTGCGGTCCACTTCGGCAGGCTGGTTGCGGGTAAGTCCGATGTACTGTCCGTTGTCTGAGGACAGAGGACGGGCAGCAGAATTAAGCCGATCCAAATCGTCACGAGAAATCACATAGTCGCGGTTGACGATTGGTCGAATATCGGATGGCTTGACGTATCCGCCATCCGCATATCTTTCCGTCCCGTCAGAGAATACGGCAGATCGTCGTCCCTCATTGGTAACGCGGACGCCAGCTATCGTTGGTGGCACGTTGTCATTGGCCGCAATGTACTTTTCGAGCGAGCCGAAGGTGGTGGTGGCGAGTTCTGCCGGTACGGCTTGTTCTCTTCGCATCAACATCAAAACGCCTTCCCGCCAGCTTTAAGCCGGTTCTCAATCTTGTGGTCAGGGCGGTTGGCATTGAATGACATCTTCTCGACGATGGCACCGCCGAGATCGAAGCCGAGGAATGCCGCCAGATCGCCGATCCGGATCATGGCGTCGGCCAGCTCAACTTCAGCCATAGGCCGGTGCGGCAGCTTGTCGTCCATCAGCACCTTGCCTGGCTTTGACTTACGGTAGCCTTCCATCGCTTCACTGATCTCGCTGTGGATCAGGCAAAGCATTTCAGGCACGTTGCGGTCCAGCGCCTTGCCTGTGGCGAGGTCCGTGTACCAGCCTGCTCTCCGGCTTGCTGCGTGGCAGTCGGCGGCGAAGAGGTTGATGGCTGCGGCATGAGCATGAGGCTTGTTGTCGTTGGCCTCAGCAAGCATTGCCTCACGGACGGCGGGATTGCGGTACATTTGAGAGATGTTGTCTCTGGTGCTCATTTCTATCTCCTCAGTGGTGTGGTGGTTGACCGCCAGTTGGTGCCTGGCGGGGTTGATTTTACTAGGGTATCGTTATGTGATAACGTTTCGATACTGAATCGCTAACAAAGGAAGTAGTTTTGCAAGAGTATCGACACGCACACTTTAAGGACGTCATCTTTACCGACGACACGTCCGTCCTACGGCCTGGCTTCTACCCGACCGGCAGGACAGCCGGTCTATATTCAGAGGAGGGTAGGATTAATCAGATGGCGTCCATCCTTGGATATGCGCAGTGCTTCGACCACAATCTGCATTTACGAGGAACGGTAAGTTACCCTGCGCAGTGGTTTTTGCATGATGGTGAATTGCTAGCGCCGACGCCAAAATATTGGGACTAAGCCGCCGCTCTCGCTGGCTCATTGTCGTTGGCTGCATCCATCATCGCCACGCGAACGCGTGATACTTCGCCGTACTCCTTGTGGTAGCTGATCGACTGCATAGACCGGCCGGACAGGAAGCCAGAACCGAAATGCCAAGCATCCTGGGGCGTTGGTGTTTGGTGCGATTCCGAAATAACCCCGCCGCCCTCGGACGCAAACTTGCTCGAGTGATGAATGTGGAAGCCGTGGACGAAGCGATGGCGAGTTGCGCCCCAGTCTTCGGCGCGACGGTGAGCCATAATGCTTGCCATGTCCTTTAGCTTGACCGTGTGGCCATGCGTGGCGCCGATCATCACCTTGCCGAAACGAAACCAGAAGAACAGCGACGGATCTACGTCAACGGTTACTCTCGGCTCATTGCGATACCAAGCAAGCAGAAAGTATGCGACCGCAACGGACGCATGCTCATCATGGTTGCCAGGCAAGATGCGCACAGTGACATGGCCGTGCCGTTTAAGGCTGGCATCTATCGAGCGTACGACCAGACGGCACGCAGTCATCAGCACCTTCTGGTAACGCCCGTCGACCTGTAGGACGTTTCCAGATCGCGCCGTCTTGTTCTCGTTATTGTCCGAATGGAGCAGATCACCACCGCCCAGCACAATTGCATTACCTGACGGGAGTGAGCGCGCGATTAAGTCTTCAATCGCGGAGCCGATGACGCTCTCCGCAATTTTCAGATCCCAATTGGTATCAGTCTCGCGATGCCACGAGAAAAGACCGATATGCCAGTCCGCAAGAGGCGTCAGCGTCAGCAGATCGTCATAGACGTGCGTCGGCGCGGTGATAGGTTCGGCGGGCTGAACATCACGGAACGCTTCTTTGAGGACGGCGGCGATATCGACTGGTGAGCGCTCCACCGCCGTCTTCTGCCACTGCTGGATAACGCGCCCCTCAGCATCAACGAGGGCAGACACACCTTTGACGACGTGGCCAGTCGGCACCGCGAACTTCTCGCCCCGTTCCGGCGTCTGCTGGATGAACGTGCCGCTCGGAGTGTTGCTGATACGGCTTATGCGAAAGCCAGGAAGGACAGGCTCCGTGCCAAGAAGGCCAGCTTCGGCGGCGCGTTTGATGCTCTCGGCAAGAGCGGACTTGCCGATGCCAAGCACGGCGGCAGCCTTCACGAGCGTGCCGTGCTCTTTGTAGGCATCGGCTCTCCGGCGTAGTTCTTCTATGGGTAGAGGCATGCAGTCTCCTCGATGTGGTGGTGAAGGCCGCTTGGTGGGCGGCCTGATGATTTCACTTACGCGCCAACAATTCACAAACCGCAGTCGAAGGCACGACATAGCCATAGCCAACCAGCGAGCCTGAGAAGCCAATAGGTGCGGCCATGACGCCGACGGTGATGCCGATCAAGTCGCCGTTGTCGCCATAGACAGGCCCGCCTGATTGGCCCATCACAGTTGTTATGTCTGTCACATAGACCGATTTCCACGGACCTGTTTCGCGTGGCTCTCCGGCGATCTTCCCGTAGGCGGCAACGAACTCGATTTTCAGGGGATTGCCGTAAGCAGCGATAGGATCGCCAACCTTCACACTGTGACAGGCCAATTTTGCGATACCGAGACCGTCCGACGACGTGCGCAGCAGTGCAATGTCATTGGCCTTGTTGACCCAAAGGACATCGGCTTTGCGAAGAGCGCCACCCTTCGCTTTCAACTGGACTTCCTTCGCGTCGCCGACGACGTGCGCAGCAGTGACTATGAAGCCGTCGCCGATATGAACTCCGGAACCGTGTCCGTTTTCGAGTTGGATCTTAACGGTGGCCGTTTCGGTTGCGGTAGAAGTTGGTGGAGGAAGGAGCGCGTAGGCGGCCGCAGAGGTCGCGGCGATGACGAGGAATAAAGCAACGAGGAATGCGCTTGGCGACACAATACGCCGCAGGAATCGTCTAAGCATGATTATCCCCTCTTTCTGGCGACCGTGCGCCAATGTGGTGGTCTCGGTTGGTTGCCGAGCGGCTGGTGAGGCCGACAATCAAGCTATACTGTTTTTACAAATTTGTCAAGATCTGCGACCGACTCAGAATCCCAATTGACTCTTTCGAATATGAGAACATAATAAGAACATCATGTCCCACAAGATGCAAACACAAGCAATGAAACAGTACAGATTTCAGGCTGGGCGCTGGATCGTAACAGTGCGCGCGCCGACCTTTGCCCACGCTAAAATCGCCGCTGCAGCAAAGCTGGATCAGCGGGCAGCGAAGCTTTTCGCTAGCCCGCCTGCATGCGGCTGGAAGCTTGAACGACTAGCAGACACCACCAGAGGATAGTCCTGTGCGCCCAAATTCAAGAGAACCGCAAGCCGATCCGGTTGACCACATCATTGCATGGCATGACGGCGATAGCCGTGCCGCTATCGAGACGCTGATGGAAGACATCCAGCACTTGCGGCTGCAGCTTGCGCTGGCGACCGCAGCGATGGGAACCGGCTTCACGAGAGGATGGAAGCCGGACGCCGACAGAAATGCCAGGTGAAGGAGCTTATCTGCTTTCGGACTACGGCGGCGAGCCTGTCGGCGTCATATGTGAGGAATGCGAGCTCCTGAAATTCATTAGTTCGGCCGAGCTCATGATCGAATTTGGCGATCTGTCGATGCCGACGATGCTGCGACACATTTCCCAAGAAGTGATCAAATGCGCCAGGCCGATGGAAGGCTTTTCAGGCCGCTGCATGCTTCATTACCACGCGCGCGCCGGCAGTCAGATCGATGCATTGAAACAAGCGACGCCGCCGGCCGTTAGAGTGAAGGAAATTCGAAATTGGGAGATTGTCGTGGCCAAGTGCAACTACTGCGGCCACGTTTCAAATATCCCGCACTGGCAACTGAACCGCGCAGCGAAGACGGACACTACGGTGGACGAAATTGCCAGGCGACTGAAATGCAAACGATGCAGCGTGAAGGGTGACGTGAAAATCACCATAGCCAAGATGCCGAGGTGAGCATGTCTCGCGAGCCAGTCGAGCAAGGAAGCCTTTTATAACCGGCGGCCGCCGCCAGATGAATGCATGTTGATAAGGAGAGTAAACCCACTATTCGGATAGAGGAGGAGGAAGATGCATATTCGCCCTTACATTCTCGAAAATCATGGTGTCTATCCCAAGAGATTTCTGGAGGACGGTCAATTCTTCGGCGTGCGGAAAACCACTCACGATAATCTCGACCAACGGCTGATCGCTGAGGTAGATCGGGAGTCTGACCTGACTGCCTACTCCGGATACGTCGCGATGGAACTGTGGGCCGATGACGACGACATACCGACGGGCGCGAAGATCGAGGTGTTGTTCAGTGAACGGAAAGGCATCGCCGCCGTCCTCTACGACCATCCGAAAATATCCGATGCTTTCATTGAGTGGGTGTTTTGCAACTCGCCCAACGACGCATTGACCAAATGGATGAAGAAAGTTCGTTGGCCGCTGATGGAAACATCGAAAGGCCCGGTCGACATAATCGGAGACACCCAACAATGAGCGACCAGACCAACAAGGCCGGCGACGGCATTCACGAGAACCACTGGTGCGAGCATCCGGGCTGTCGTAAGTGGGGTGGCTTCGGCTTTAGCCGAAATAAAGTTGAGAAGTCATACTGGCATTGCTGGGAGCATTATCCGCAGCGGGATATGTTCAAAGCCTACAATTGAAGAACCCGACGATCGCAACAGTCGGATGCAATTTCGCACCCGTCACATTTGATTTCTCGACTCCCTGTCAGAAGGTGGTACCCTGCCTTCATCGTCGCCAACCGAATTCATAGGCGGTGACGACTGAGGGTTACTACGTGCTCCCGCCTATCTCGTGTGGAGGACGAGTCTTGTCCCTTCGGTCTGACTTCGATCACGAACTGCTTCGACGCCTGCTTTTTCGCTGGGCTAAGCGATTCACGTCGTTCGAACAGATTCAGCGCGACCTCGTGGAAAGAACGATCCTCGAAATTGTCGCGGAGTTCCCAGAGGCAGCTGACGATTTTGCAATTGACGTCCAGCATCTCGCGACAATGCGACGGCTTGCCCTTCAGGAATTTGGCATTCTGTTTGATGCCCCTAGTGGACGCGCCTCGCCCGAGAAAGCTTCAAACGTCAGCGAAGATCAGTGAAGGGTTGTTGAAATTCCCGGAACGCCGAAAAGCGCATCCGCCGCTTTCCGAAGTTCGCCCACGTCGCCGTTCATGCAATATCCCCCACGGTCAGATCTTGCACGCGATGCAAATATGAACGGTACGGCGGCCTCTTCTAGAATTGCCGCCAAAGACAGCAGCGTTTCATTGTCTATCTCGATATCGACGATTACTGCGTCAACACCCCCTTCCATCAGCACGTCCAGCACCTCTCCTGTAGAGCGGACGGCCGGCCCTACAATAGCCCCCGCGCCCACCATCAGCGATCGACACGCCGAAGTCAGCATAAGATGTTGCTCTACGATAACGAGCTTTTTGCCTCTAAGCGCTCGTAACACGGAAACGTCCTCCTTTGTCATAACCCCGCCATATGAACTGAGCGAGATTGAGCCGCCAGCCTGTCAGCTCTCCATGCCGTTGAGGAACATTCTGTACGGTTTTGGACCAAAGAACCAGAGTTCTCCGCGATTCCGATGAGTCCGGATGATGAACGCGTCTGCATGAGAGACGAAACTATAGATGGCGCGGTGCTCGAAGTGGTTTGAAGCGAGGCGTCGCGACAGGGGAAATCCCATTCTCCCGTCACCAATCGAGTCCATCATCATCCGGAGAAACCGACATCCCTGCCTCGCGAGCCGCGTCGACAAAAGCGAGACGCGCGTCTTCAGGTCGATCATCCAAGCCATTTTCGAGGACAGCAGAGCAAACCATGAGAGCGGTAACGTACGCCTGCGCTTCTGTGCTTCCGGGCCATCTGTGAAGGAGAACCCTCGCGAGGTCGGTGACGGTTTCAAGGGTTTCGAAATTACCCCAATTGATCGTGATCGGCTCTATTCTGAATTCGCTCATGGGGCGAATTTACACGAAAACCGAGGACTACTAATCAAGCCGGTACACATCCGCGTTATCCTGCCGCTCTCTCAACCCCTTGTAGGCCGCATGTCGCAGTTTGCTGTCCGGTGTCATCTGGCGAAACTCGATCTCCGCGATAAGCGTCGGTTGCACCCAAACGACCTCGCGCCGACCAGAATAGGCCACAGGCGGCTTTTTCTTCCGCCACGGCAGCTTGTCGAGCATGCGACGGAGTTCGTTTGCCGTCCTCTCCTTAAAGCCCGTGCCGACGCTTCCAACGTAGCGCAGCTCGTCGCCTTCATAGGCGGCCAGCAAGAGCGAGGCAAAGCCGCCGCTTGCCGACATGGAGGGCTCATACCCCACGATCATGAACGGTTCGGACTGGACGCACTTGACCTTGATCCAGTCGCCAGTTCTACCGCTCCGGTAGGGGCTGTTTCGGTCCTTGCCAACGATACCTTCCAACCCGAGGCGACAGGCGTGCTCCAGCATCAGGCCGGGATTGTCGGTCTCTACCTCTTCCGATAGTCGGATGGCGCCATCGACGCCGGTCAGCATTTCTTCAAGCAAGTGCCGGCGGCTGCGGTACGGCAGTTCGCGGAGATCGCGACCATCGAGATACAGAAGGTCGAATGCGTAGAGGATGGCGTCCCCGGCTACTTTCTTGCCGCTGCGAGCGCCAACGGCACCCAGACTATTCTGGAGCGCATTGAAGTCGGAGCGCCCTTGTTCGTCCAGGACAACCGCCTCGCCATCGATTATGAATGATGCCGGGCCAAGGGCTCTAGCCGCTTGCTCTATGGCGGGAAAGCGCGCTGCCCAGTCGTAGCCGCCTCGTGTCAATATTCGGACGCCGCTTGCGTCGGCGTGGATCGCGAGCCGGTAGCCGTCCCACTTGATTTCCCATCCCCATTTGTCGCCTGAAGGCGGCTTTTGTTCCAGCAGCGCAAGGGCAGGTTCAATGCGCGCCGGCATTGGCTCCAGTGGCAACGCCGGCTGAGCAGGGTCCCGACGACGTCGTGGCCGAGAGCGGAGGGGTTCGTCGTGCCTCAGAAGAGGCTTGGAGGTTTTCGGCTTCTTCATGAGGACAGCCTACCGACGAACCGTTTACAAAATGTTCGATGAGCTATCCCGACCTTGTCGTCCTTGGCTTCGACTGATTTTCAACGATCCTGTCGACGCGCATAGTCATTTTGTCGACCGCATCCTTCACGGCGCCGATCGCGCCCATGATCTGCTCCGTCTGCTCCCGCAGGCCTGATTTGGAGACATACGTTTCGGCCACGTGGAGCCTATGGGCGGCAAGTTCTTCCCTTGCAAGCGAAGCCATGGCTGAGGCCGCCGACGCCGCCGCAGATGCCTCCGTCTTTGCTGCGCCGATCTTCGCGTCAACGTACTTCCACAGGCCGAAGAAGAAGCCGAACAGCAGAACGAAGAAGCCGCCAACAGCCATGATTTCGGCGCCAGTCATGGCTTCACCCCGCACAGCTTCTGCAGCTTCTCGTTTTCAGTGAGGATCTGCCGCTTCGTTTCCGGCGTCATCTGGTCATCGACAGATGGCCTTACTGGCCGAGCGATATCGCAGTAGCTACCGCTTGTCGCGCATCCACTTGCCAAGAGCGTCATCAACGCCAGCGTCATCCAGATTCCTGATTTCATTTTCGACATCCCCGGCCTTCTTGATGGCCTTGGCATTCGCTGCGGCCTGTTCGTCTTTCGCCGCGGAGCGCCCTGCCCTCTGGCCATACAAAAAGACGCCCGCGAGGATCGCGAGCGCCGTACCGATTGCGGCTAGATAGCCTTTGAGTTTTGTCCACAAGAGGATCAAACCACCACCTCCTTCCCGCGCCAGCTATTCCAGCGGCGAGCGATGACATCGCGATTGCGATAGGCGACATAGGCAACAGCAGCGACAGCGACACCGGCCACAATCCAGCCCCAAGGAAGGCCAGCCACAAAAGCGAGCAAGCCTGAGCTTGCAGCTGAGCCGACACCCTTTGTGACGGCTTCCCTTGCTGCCGATGCGTCGCGCCGCAGCTGAGCGAGCGTAGCGGGACCGATGATGCCATCCGCGATCAGGTGTGGGTGCGCCTTCTGGTAGGCAATCACCGCTGCCTTGGTCTTCTCGCCCATCCATCCGTCGATGGCACCAGGATTGAGGCCAGCCGCAGTCAGCAGCTCCTGCGCTTCCTTTACAACCGGATCAGGCTGGGCGGGCGGCTCGACAGTGGCTTCCTTCGTTGCGCTCGCTACGCCGGAGTAGATGCCCTTTTCGAAGAGCAGAGCCTCTTCCTTGCGGCGGCGCACGAGACCCGGCAGCTTCTTACCTTTCGCCGTGTTGTAGTTGGCGGCGAGATGAGCGGCGGCCTTCATGATCTGGCCTTTGCGCCAGTAGTCGGCCCATGTCCAGTTCATGGCGTCGACGCCGAGATTAAAGGTGACAGAAGTAGCGGCATCGAGCTCGTGCTGCTTGCGGTCGGACGGAGAGCCAGCAACGACAGCGGGCACGTATTCAGCGGCAAGTACTGCATCGAGGATGGCGTCGCTCTGTGCGGCCGTGATCTTGGTCTTGCCTGGCACGAGCTTGGTGATGCCGATCTTGGCCAGCTCACGGCGCACGGAATCGCTGCGCATCGTAAAGCCGGTTCCGATCGTCGGAACACCGACAGGATCGAGATAGGCGGTAAGCGGATTGCCCTCATGCAGGCGCACGAAAGCCCTCCCCTGTGTGGAGATTTTGGTGATTGGCATTGATTTTCCTTTTTAAGGGAGCGCTGGGAACATTAAGGCGGCCTTCGCGTTGAAGCCGTCGCCATGTCCCCAACTCCATGGCCTAAAGATCCGCGCACACATCCCCCCGCTGCGCGGGTCTTTTGCTGCTATTGATACAGCCGGTACTTGCAGATATGGGATAAGCGCCGCATGTCCCCTGAAACAGGCTGCGGCATTGAGGCCTCGGCGCTTGGCGGAGCGACGGGCCTCTTTTGTTTTCGAGGGTTATGGGTGCCGGGTTACGCTACCGGCCAAGCGATGGGAGTGATTTCCGTAAGGAACTGCTCTACGGTCGGCTGTTCGCGCTGGCCAGCCTGCACTTTTGCCAGTTCACCGTAAGCGTAGGACCACACGTTATCCCGCCAAGCAACGAACGCCTGCGCTTCCGACGCCCAGTTTGGCTTTGTCGATGAGGTGTACGATGCGAGCGTCACCCCGTCGCGGAACTGCTTCTCGCGCGCCGTGCTATCGACAACGTTCTGGATGGCGTTCTCGTAGGCGGCGATGGTGACCGGGTTCAGGAACGCGATAACCTCCGGGTCGTCATCCGATATTTCTTCTTCGGCGATACTCGGTTGGAAAATCGAATAGATACCGATGATGCTTCCATCAACGTCCCTCTGAACGTAAGGCATTACGCCCTCCCTCGCGTATCAATAAAGCCATATAGACTGAGTGAATTGTTGGTCAGCGTTCCGGAGTAGATCATCGCAGCATAGCGAATGCGCGCCGATGTATCGGTCATGACCTCACCGTTGATAAAAGACCCGTCACGTTCTCCCGCGAGCGAAGTGTAAACAAACGATATCAAATCGGTTCCGGGCGTTGATATCTGCGTTTGGATATTCCCCGCAGCATTTTGCGACTGGTACGAGTTCAACTTTGGTCTCGTGCGGATTCCAATTGGGCAGTTGATCGCAAGCAGCGTGTCCGTTTGCTGAGCTTGGCTCTGCCTTTCCAAAATCGGGGTCACAAAGAAAAAATCATCTTCGTTCTGTATCATTGGATAAAGCGCCGCCGACCTTCTAAGCCATGACCCGATTCGCCGGTAATGATTGAAGCCGGCTGGATAGTTCGGCTGTGACGTCGGGTTCAGGGATTTCGACAGGCCGCGGGAAACCTGAGTGCCATCGCTGATAACAAAGCAATGCCAGTAACCATCGCTGATTGTGGCGTCGAACCTGCCGCCGTTTCCAGTGCCATAGGCAACGTCGAGCTGCGCAGTGCCGGCTGCGTGCGACATCATAATAGGCGAAGCGGCGCTGCTCGCGACTACGCAAGTGGGGAAGTCCAAATCGTTAGTGGGGTCAGTCGCATTGTTGGCGAGGTTGGCCCCAGGAGAGATATATCCCGAGGATCCGACCCCTCCCCCAATGTCTGATTTCTTGACGGTTCCAAACACGCCCGGACCGATGCCAATAGGAACATCGTCAACACCAATGGTAAGGTCTGCCAGGCTGTCTAGGTTGCCATTCGACAGCGAAGCAAGCAGCCGTCGCATCGCCTCGACTGCGGCAATGGTTGGCGAAGTCAGCTCGACCTTGTAAGGCGCATCAGTTTGAGCGGGCCCGGGCCAATCATCAGCAAGCAGCAGTTCCGTATCGCTGATGATCTGCTCGATGACGATCGGGCGGCCAACGTGAATGCCGAACTTGTCGCCGACCTTGATTGGCGTCAGGCCAGCGACTACCGTTAGCCAGCCGGTATCCGTGCCGGTCACAGTGCGAGAGCCGACAGCGACGGTAGCCGTACCGTCGCCGTACCATGTGGTGTTAGCCATTATTCGGATGCTCCGTCGCTGACGTCAGCTTCACCGCGCGCAAGGCGCAGGTCGGCTTCAAGGCCGTTGATCTTGTCGAGAAGGGTTTTGTTTTCTTGCTTCTGCATCACGAGATGCTGACCGAGCAGCAAGGTCCGCTGCTTCAGGAATTCTTCTCGCACTTCTGCTTCCTGCAGGGCGACGAGGGCGTCTACCTGCATCTGATTTCCGGCTGTCATTTTTCACCTGTTTAGAAGTTAGCGCTTCATGACAAAGGCGCGCATGTATCCGCGGCGGATGCCTGCGGTTGCTGTCGTCGTGGAGCGTAGCTGAAGTTGGAACGTCGTCTGTGTTCGCCCGCTCGGCGGGATCATAACTACGACTTCTGTCGACGGGATCGTGCGAGACGGTTCTGTGCCGCCGGGAACAATTCGCTGCCTCAGGTTCGAACCATCATCAGCAACAATGATGCGATATTCAGCTTCTGCCCCGGCAACCGCACCAACAGAGCCGTTGAACGTCACCTCGACCAAAGGTGAGCCAGCTCCGTGAAAACTCGTGAACGACATGACCGTCGAGAACGAGTTAGCAACGTCAGCGCTCTCAACACTTGTGTAGTCATAACGAGTGACTGCCCCAGGATCGATATTCGACGTACCGACAGTCAGCGTGCCGATGTAAGCACTGGAAATATCGACATTGCCAAGAACGGCCGAGAACGCAGAAAGGGTGTTAGCCTTGATGTCATTCGCGTAGAGGACGCCATCCTGCACCGTGAAGGGCCGCTTGATAGTCGCCCCGTCGTCGCTCGCGACAACAAACTGACCAGCCTGAACAATGACGCGCGTAGGCAAAGCCGGGTTGGCGGGGACATCCAACAGCAACGACGCGGCACGATATGCGCCGTCATTGACAGCGGCCGTCACGCCATACCGCGCTGCGTATCCTGATGGAGCAGCGATAGCAGCCCAAGCCACATTGACGAACGCCGAGCTGCCGCCCAGTGCTGCCGTTAGCGTTTCGACCTTGCCCGCGACGGCCATGGTTTCGTTGACAGCAAGCTGGATATCCTCACGATATT